TAATGGCAGCAACATTTAATCTAGTAAGAAATAGTAGAGTATTCTACACTACTAACGTAAACGCAAGTACCGGTGTAGTAGCCGCTTCTGGCTTTACTACTGGAAATACATTTGAACTACAAGTTCTAGATGGATTTACATTCGGTCAAACTTCAAACGCAGACACAATCACAATTTCTGAAGCAGGCTCTTCACCAACTCGTGGTCAGCGTTCTTTCAATACAAGTCTAGGACAAGCAGATTTTTCATTCTCTACCTACATTAGACCATCTAAAGCAACAACTGTAAAGTGTGAAGAATATGTTCTATGGAACTCTTTACTAGGCTCTATAGCTACTGATTCAGCAGATGCAATCGCAGTTGATTACACAGCAGCTTTAACCACTCCTACAGCAGTAGCTTACGTAGGTGGTGTACTAACAGTTACAGGCGCTACAGGCACCTTAGCAGTTGGTGAAGTAGTTATGATGACAGGTCACGTAACTGCTGATCACAATACCGCCATCCGGATCACTGGAGTTACTGCAGGTACTAGCTGGACAGGTACTTGGGTATCAAATCCTGCAACACCAAGCACAACTGCCGCAGATTACGACAATGTAATCCTACGCAGAACAGCATGGAATGAGCAAGGAACTACATACGCTGAAGTTACAACAGCCCTAAGTAATAAAAACCAACTAGTTAAGTTTGGTATGATTATGGTAGTTGATTCAATTACCTATGTTATCGATAACTGCTGTTTAAATCAAGCAGATATTCAGTTTAGCTTAGACGGTATTGCTATGATAGCTTGGACAGGTATGGGAACAGCCCTACGTCAAATTGCAACTACAGCAGTATTTGCTACTAGCTCACCATTTGCAATCACTGGTGGTTTAACTGGTAACTATACCTATAAGAATACCACTGCTGATTTTATTACTAATAAACTAAGCACTGTTACCTTAAAAACAGGTATTAAAGGTACCGGAGCTGCATATAACCTAGCCCTAACAGGCGGACAAATAACAATTAATAATAATGTTACTTATCTAACACCAGCTAATCTTGGTGTAGTTAATCAGCCAGTAGGATACTACACAGGTACTCGTGCTATTTCAGGTAATGTAACAGCTTACTTACGTACAGGCAGCACAAATACTGCAGGTCTACTAAGCACTCTATTAGCGGCATCTTCTACATCTGCTGGTATTGAGCCACAGTATCAATTAATTGTGTACATCGGTGGAGCTTCTGCTACGACCCGTGTTGAACTAGAAATGCCAATGGCGTTTGTACAGATTCCATCAATTGATGCTCAAGCTGTTCTATCAACTACAATCAACTTTACTGCTGAAGGTCACGCAAATGACGCAAGCGGTATTGATATCGAAAATACTAATGAACTAGAAGTTCGTTACTACCGCGCATAAGCGGATTTTACAGGTGCCGGCTTGATCATCGGCACCTCTTTTTAGTGTTATTATAATAGGATAAAAAACCAATGTCAACAGCAGCACCTGCTCTATCATTAAAATCATTACTAGTACCAAGCAAAACAGTCGAAGTAGACTATCCTGGACTTAATGGATTCAAAGTCAATGTAGTATTCTTGTCAAGAGAGAAACTTGTTGAAATTCGAAAGAAAGCAACAAAGACAGCTTGGAAGAATCGTCAAGCGACCGATGAACTAGACGATAAGTTGTTTTTACAACTTTACGTAAATGCTTGTATTAAAGGCTGGAAAGGCCTAAAACTAGCTTATCTTGAGCAATTAGCTCCAGTAGACCTAGCAGGACAAGATCTAGAAAGCGAACTGCCGTATGATCAAGACAATGCCCTATTCTTAATGCAGAGTTCTGCAAATTTTGACGCCTTTATTTCGGAAACTGTTAGCGAGCTAGCAAATTTCACGAAGACCAGTACATCGAACTAAATAGGTTATTAAAGTCTTACTTTGAGAACAGTAGTCTTAAAATGACAAAACAAGCATATTTTGAAATGTGCGAAGCACTTGGTAGTGAACCTGATGATTCTGAGATTCCAGTGGATTTCGAAGACTTACCAGACGAAGTACAATATGCATTTGGAGTTTATGGCAAATTACGAGATGAGTGGGATGGGTTCAACGGAGTATACCTTGGGAAAAATTTCACAGGTATACTAGATATATTTGATATATTAGATGTGCCGGTCGAAAACAAGCGCGGATTATTTGAGTTAGTATCAATTATTGATATTCACAGGTCTAATGCAATAGCACAGGCCAAAGAAGCTAAAAAGTCAGAGCAATCAAAATGAGAAACCCCTATACTGAAAGGTATAGGGGTTTTTTTATGAGTTAAAAAAATTTGCTTATTGACTTCTGCGTGCTCGCGTGCTATAATGTGGAGGATGAAATAATATTACATTGTTTTAAAAGATGTTTATTGGAGGCCGCATGGCAACAGAACAATCAACGATTGAAGTAAACGTACTCACCAAGGGCTTAACTGAAGCCACGGCGAGTGCGCAGAAATTACATGATATAATGAAGGCAACTTCGAACATAGCCGCGAATATTCGTATTCCTACGGCTGTTCAGGCTGCCCAAGAACAAGTAGCTGCTACAAATACCAGAAGGTCTTCGCCAGTTATGGCCTCGCCAAAACCAAAAGGCGGAGGCAGCAGTAATGAGTACGGTACTGCAAGAGGTACTGTAGGCACAGGTGCCGAAGGCCGAGACTTCGCTAAACAAGCGCAAGGTCTAGGCGGATTAGTACACGTATATGCTACTTTTGCTGCTAACTTATTTGCCGTCTCAGCAGCATTTTCAGCACTTTCAAAAGCAGCAGATACTACTAACATCATCAAAGGCTTAGATCAACTTGGCGCTCAAAGCGGTAGATCTCTTGGTGGAGTTGCCAAGGCTATGGTTGAAGTTACTGGTGGTGCACTAAGTTTAAGAGAAGCAATGACTTCTACAGCGCTTGCAAGTTCTGCAGGTATGACTAATGCTGCCATGATAAGAATGACCGAAGTAGCTAAAAAGGCTAGTTTGGCTCTTGGTAGAGATATGGGCGATTCTATGGATCGTCTTACAAAAGGTATTGCTAAAGTTCAGCCAGAACTATTAGACGAACTTGGTATTATGGCCAGGGTTATTCCTTCTCAAGAAAAATATGCAAGAGAATTAGGTAAATCCGTTAGTGCTTTAACTGATTTTGAAAAGAAGCAGGCATTTGCCAATGCTGTTTTAGAAGAAGGTGAAAGAAAGTTTAGTTCAATTAATATTGATACTAACCCATATACACAACTTTCAGCAAGCTTAGCTAACGTAGCACAGACTGGCTTAGAGTTAGTAAATACCGTATTAGGCCCACTAGCTTCAAGTTTAGCTAAAAGCCCAACAGGATTAGGGCTAGCACTAACAGGTATTGCCGGTATATTATTAAAACAAGCCATTCCAGCACTAGGACAGTATAAGAAAAGTTTAGAAGATGTAAGATCAATGACTCTAGCTAAGGTAACTAAACTTTCAGAAGTAGTTGGTGAAAGTGGTACCTATGATGCTATTGTTGGTAAAAGAGCTAAAGATAAATTTTTACAAGAGTCCAAATATGCAGAGCAGACTTTTGAAGTAAAAAGAAAACTAGCAAGACAAGCTGCACAAATAGAAGAAGACGCTGCTGAAGCCTCTATTAAAAGAGGACAGGGAGTATTAGGACACGAAACAACTACTAATAGAATTAGAGATAGACTGTATACAGATGCGGCAGTAGCTGGTGCAAAATATAATGTAAGTCAGATACAGGGTGCTTATGGTATGCGCGCAGCTTTTTCAGAACTAAGTGCTGAAATTACAAAACTTAGAGAAGGTACTGCAAAAATAGAAGTTGGTGGAAAACTAGTAGGAGATATTCCAAAAATTGGAGCTTTTAGAGCAGCTTTAATAGGAGTATCCGGAGCTGTAGCTATTATAGGTACAACAATAGGTACTTTAATTAATGCTTTTGCCCCATGGATTCTAGCAATTACAGCAGTTGTATCAGGTGTAGCCTTCTTAATAGACTACTTTAAAACAGCTACCACAGCAATAAATGCATCAGCAAAAGCAGCCGAAGGAGTAAATATAGCAGTTAAAACTATAGGCGACACTCTTGATGCTATAGAGAAAAAACCATTTTTAGAGCAAATTAGTAATGCATCGGTACAGGCTAAAGCTGCAGCTATAAATGAACTTAGCTCTAGCATAGGATTACTAACAAAAAGAAATAAAGAAGCTAGCGAAAGACTAGCAAAAGGTGGAATTGCTGATACAATTGGAGATATGCGTCTAGGTAGTATGGCTTTTAATCCAAATAGTGGTATCGGTCTTTATAAGTTAGGCGATGCCTACTCAAGTAACCTAGCCAAAGAACTTGCAGACGGAACAGAACAAGCATTAGTTGCAGCATCCAAGGTAATAGAAGGTAGCGCAGCAGAAGAAAACTATAGAGCTAGTATTAAAAATATATTAGGAATAAGCTATAGTAGTTCAGCAGATTTAGAAAAACAACTAAGCAAAATACCAAATGAATTAATTCAAAAATTACCTAAGTTACAAAAAGCTTTAGAGGACACTAATAAAGCTGTAAACAATGCAGCATCTGCAGGTAAAGAACTTGACGACGCTTGGACCGCAGCTACAAAAACTTTTGATAATTTAATTACTAGTTTAGCTATAACTGATCCACTTGGTAAATTAGGTGACGAGACTATTAAAGTTGGTATAGCCATGACTAAGGCTTTTGAAGATCCTGCAAATAAATTAGCAGAATTAAGCAAGACTTCCAAAGATATGTCTAGGCTAAGATTTATGTCTCCTGAAACTGCAAAAGACATGATGCTATTTGCAGGGCGTCTGGAAGAATCTGCCAAAAAAGTAGATAAACTAAACGAAAAGTTAAAAACCTCCAGAGAGAACGAAAATAAGTTTTCCAAAGAAGTTGGAATGTTTGGAAATATTACAGACTCTTTAGGGTTAACTAATAATCCTGGCGAATTAAGAAAAGCACAGCAACAATCTAAAAATATTCAGTCGCAGATTAATGCTGAAGCTAATAAAGTAGAATATCAAGACTTATACTTAAAATCTCAAGACGAAGTATTCTCCAGAGGTGCAAAACTTGTAGAAGTTTCTATAAGTCAGTCATTTGCAAAAGCAAATATCGCCCTAGGCCAAACAGTATTAGCCAACGCCGGAAATACCAAAGAGGGATTAAGAGCTCAAGCGGATTTAGCAAAACAGCAAATTGATGTTGAATCAGCCAATCTTAACGTAATGGTTGAATTAGCAAGAGCTACTAATGAACTAGCTAAAATTCAGGAAGAATTATTAATTGCAGAAAAACGTAAGCAATTAAACCCAAATGATGCTGACTTTAAGAAACAGTCCAGTAAGCTCACAGAGAGAGCCATTGTATTAGAAGCATCTAGAGAACAAAAAAGTTTTAAAGATACTACTAGAGATTTAAATAGTACAAATCCAATAGACAGACAGGCTGCTCAAAGAAACTATGGGTTAGTATCCATTATAGAATCAACAAGAGCGCAGCAAGCTTTAAATGCAGCAAAAAAAGTAGGCATAGATATTGATACAAAAGGCAAAGAAATACTACTTGATATTGATGCAATAGTACGCCGAAATGATTTAATAGCTAAAGGCTTAAGTTTAAAAGTTGCAGAACTTGGTATTATTACTCAGAACTCTCAGTATGAAAGCGAAGCTGCTGTATTACAAAAACAGAATCTTGAACGCAGTATTACAATTCTTGGACAAGAAAAAGAACGATTACAAATAATTGGTCAGATAAGAGATGCAGAAATGCGTGCTAAATCAGCTAATCCAGAAATAAGAGCCGCAGCTCAAACCAGTATAGCAAAGTTCAGACTTGACTTAGCTCAAAAAGAGCAGATGAATGAAAAAGATCTTCAAATATTAAGTTTAAAGAATATTCAAGAACAAAAAGTTGCAAGAATTGCGGAATTTAATTATGCAAAAGATTTTCAACTATTAAACAATACAATTAATAGCGAAAGTCTTTCAGCTATTCAAAATTTATCTTCTGGATATTTAGACTTTATCAATCAACAAAAGTTAACTATAGAGTTAAGCAACCTAAAACTTAATTATGATAAGCAGTCTAATGCAGAATTAGAAAGTCAATTAATTCTACAAGATCAGCTAAATAAATTAAGAAAAGATACAACCTCAAGTCCTGATAGCATATCCAACGCTGAAAGATCACTAGCAGAATCTAAAGCTAAGTCAGCCCAGTTAGACTTAAAGTATGCTTATGAAATACGTAACCTTAATGCTGCAAATTTAAAAACAAGACTAGATGGTCAAGAATCTATACGTAAAGATATAGCAGATACCGCGTTAGCAGAAATAACTTCAGCTAATAAAGTATTAAGTATACGAATAGGTATGGAACAAAAGCTATTACAAGCTAAAGTTAGTTTAGGCTATGTATCTGAACAAACAGCAGCAAGACAAACTGAAGAAGTATCTAAGAAGTTACTTGCAGTTGAATTAGCTAACCAAGCAGCAGAAAATGCTAAATTAGAGAAAGATAACTTAGAAGCAACAAAAATAAGGGAAGAGTTATTAGCTGCAGCAAAAGATAAGATAGATAAAGATTATAAAGCTAGACTCATAGAGAGAACACAGCAAACTAAAGATGCAATTGATAGAATAATGGCACAGCCAACAGCTGAACCTGGTGTATTTAATCCTGGAGCAGTATCTGCAGATGTTAAAGCCTCTGAAGCAGCTAAAGCGCTAGAAGCCGGACGTGCAGATGTAGATTCACTAGCAGCTCTTAGACTAAAAGCAACTACAGAACTTGAAGCGTCTACAGCAAGAGAAAATAAAAAATCTGCTGATGCGTTTAAACAAAAACTTAACGATCAAGGGGCTCTTATAGACGATAAGAAGCAAGAAATTGCTTTAAATAGAGAAATTCAAGATCAACAGGCTAAAATTGCACAGATAACAAAAGATCAGTCCTTTTATACTACACAAGCTGAACAAGCCGCAAAAAGTCTTGCAGCAACTTTTGGAGAGTTCGGAAAAGCTTTAGGTGACGTAATTAATAATCTAGCTAAAAGTTCTGCAAATATGGCAACATATGAGCAAGATAGAATAAAAGCACTTCAACAAATAAGAGCTGCCGAAGGTAATCCAGCAGAAAAAGCCCAAGCCACAGAAAATCTTGCAAAGCTAGATCAAAAGTACAGTTCACAGAGACTAGATGACCTAGCCTCAATAGCAGCGGCTTCAGCAAATATTTTTGAGAAGGATAGTAAAGGCTACAATAAAATGATGGCCATTGAAAAGATACTACACTTAATGAAGATTGCTGACATGGTAATGCAACAAGCCAGATTCATGAAAGACTGGTTTGTTAGAATGACCAGTACTAGAGCTGAAATAGCTTTAGCTACTACTAAAGCCGCTGTTGGCGCAGTACCTTCCGCAATAGGTACAGGAGGTAAACTACTAGACGTAGCAGGTAAGCTAGTTCCTGGTAATACGGATCCTGGATTAGGTAAAGTTGATTATGGACTATTCACTGGCGGAGGTATGAAACTGCCAAATGCTCTTGGTAACGGACCAAGCTTAACAGGTGGTTTATCAAGTGCTGCTGCTCCAGCAGCTGCAGCAGGTGAAGCAGGCGGTATCATGAGTATGCTTGGTTCTGCAGGCGCAGGTATTATGGCAGCAGCTCCATGGATAGCAGGCGGTATAGCTTTATTATCACTATTCGGAGGAAGTAGCAAGCCAAAAGGGCCAACTCCTGAAGAATTAGCTTCTGTTAGTGGTACTGGTATGCGTTATAACGCAGACGGTAAACTAGAAGCTACAGGTACTGGTGCCCTAGGTGATGCTAAAGCAGCCAATGAGGGTATTGCAAAAAGTATTGATTATTTAACTAAAATAAACTACGAAAACCTACAGTTTGATAAAAATAAAGCTTTAGTAGCCTTAGAAGCTATTAGAGATAATACTGCTAACTTTGTAAAAGCAGTTGGAGCAACTGGTAAAATAGGTGACATGACAGCAGGTGGAGTAGAGCTAAATAAGAAAAGCGGATTCTTAGGATTTAGTTCAAGCTCAACTACCCTAGCTGCTAGTGGTGTACAGATAACTGGTACTATTGGTGAAATTGCTGATGGTCTTGGTGGAGCTGTTAAAAAGTTTGAAGATATTAGAAGAAGTAGTAGTTCTTGGTGGGGCTTAAGAAGTTCTACTACTGTAACTCGTACAGAAACAGAAGTATCTAAAGTTGCACAAGACTTTATAAGAGGCACAGTAGGTAGTTTCCGTGAAGCAATTCAAGCTTCAGCATCAGCATTTGGTCAAGATGGTGGCTTACTAAAACCAATTATTGATCAACTAGATATTAGCTTTACCGCTTATCAAACTGGTGAAACTAGTGCTGATTTTGCTAACAGAGTACAAGAGGAACTCGGAAATAAACTAGACACAGCAGTTAAAGCAGTATTCCCAGGAATAGAAAGCTTAGCAAGTAAGTTTCAAAACTTTGGGGAAACCTTATCTGAATTTGCAATGCGAGTTCAAGGTGATAGTGAGCAGATTAAATTTGCTTTCCAGTCTATTGGACAAGCTTATATAGATAATTCTGGTGGTACTCCTGGAGCTGCAATGGCTCAACGAGAAGCCGAACAAACACTAGTAAAAGCATTTGGTGGATCACAAGAACTATTTGCTGCTATTGATAAATACGGTAACAGTATGCTTACTGAAGCTGAGAGATTGGCTCCAGTACGAGATAATGTTAATAAGAAATTAATAGAGTTATTTCCAGCACTTCAGTCTGGTGGTAAATCTTTAATTACTACTAGACAAGAATTTGATAATCTTAGAAAAACTCTTGATCCACTTAATCCTGCTACTGCAGATTTATGGGCATCAATGACTAGATTAGGTCCAGCATTTGCTTCAGTTACTGAAGAAGTTAAGATGTTAGCAGATGCAGAACTTAAAAAGGCACAACAAGATCAATTAAGTACTATACTGGCTCTTAAAGGTGATGACGTAAGTAAAGCAAAAGCTTTAACACTTACTAGACAGCGTGAATTAGATGCAATGGATGCTTTATTAAAACCAAATCAACTATACATCTATGCTTTACAAGACGAAGCGGCTGCCAAAGATAAATTACAAAGTTCTTACGATAAAGTTAAAACAGCAATTACTGGTACTATTGATAGTTTGAAATCTCAAATTACGGTTTTACAAGATTACAAGAAGAACCTACAAATGGGTGATAAAGGTAATCTAACACCACAAGAAGCTTATGCAGCTTCCAAAGGTCAACTAGAATCAGCTGCCGCATTAGCTCAACAAACACTTGGTGCTGATGCTTCTAAATCAGAAATTGCAGCAAGAGATAAAGCTGTTTCAAGTTTACCAAATTTAATAGATCAGTTCTTAAATCAGTCTAAAACATCTTATGCTAGTGGCGATCAATATCAAGCTGATTACTCTTGGGTAAATAGTTTACTTGATACTACTACTGAACAGTTAACATCTCAAGAAACAGATGCTCAAAAGCAACTAACTGCTTTAAATGATAGTGTTACTTATCTAACTACTATTGACGAAAATACTAAAACAACAGCAGTCTTAATGTCAGAATTCCTAGCTAATCAAACTAGTTATGAAACTGCATCAGCCAGTGCTATGAGCCTATTAACTCAAGAGTTAACAGGTATACTAGCAAACCTGCCTACAAAGGTAAAAGGATTTGCTATGGGCGGACTAGCTAACCGTGGTGTGAACATGGTTGGAGAGAATGGACCAGAACTAGTAGATTTTGCCTCACCAGGTAGAGTTTATACTGCTGGACAAACTGCTGCATTTGGAGATAATACTGCATTAGTTGCAGAACTAAAAGCACTACGAGATGAAATGTCTCAGTTACGTTCGGAACAAAAGGAACAAACTGGACATATTATTCAAAGTAACTACGATGCTAACCAGAAAAATGCGCAAGCAGTTTCTAATGTTACAGAAAATGCTATTAAACAACAGACGTGGAAAGAACGCTCTCAAGTTGTAATAGCTTAAAAATCAGCCCCAGCTTTGCTGGGGCTTTTTTTGTGCCAAACAAAAATTATGCTTGACTAAATATGCTTAAACGAGTATAATATAGTAGATTGATCTAGGAGCGCTTATGGCAATAAATTATACTCAAGCCTGGCTTGAAGATCCTACAAGCATACGTGGAATATTAGTAGAAATAACGGTAAAAGACTTGCAAGGTATATATGGTACTGCAGGTAGTGAAAATGTTATATACTTGTCTAATATTGGTTATGTTTCAGGAGACTCTCAAACTAGCTATCTGCCATTTTTAACAGGCAGTTTACAAACAACAGAATCCATATCTCTGGATGGTTCACTAACAATGTCATTTGGTGACATTGCGATAGCAAATACAAATGGTGAAAGAGATGATTGGTTAGATAATACTAAGTTTATTTGGACAAATAGACCTATTCAAGTGTATCTTGGTGATCCAAGATGGCAGTTAACGACACTTAACGATATTCATGATACTCCCAATGGAGGCTTTCAAAAAGTATTCGACGGAATTGTATCAGATATAGATTCTAGCGGTAGAGATGTACTTAATATTAAAGTACGAGATAAACTACAAAGATTAAATGAGCCTTTAACAGACAATAAATTAGGTACTAACGGTACTTGGGGCCAAGGTCAAACAAATCAAGACTCTATACGTCCTCTAATTTTTGGTGAAGTATTTAATATAAGTCCCATACTAGTAGACCCTAGCCAATTAGAGTATATGTTTCACGATACCAATGTTGGAACAACTATTAAGGCCACAACAGCAGGCACAAATATAATAACTTGCACAAGTACTAAAGGTTTTACAGTTAATGCTACGGTAGTATTTACTGCTAGTGTAGTAGTATCTGGAACAGGCTTAACACCAATTACTGCGGTATTTGGTGGATTATCTGCAGGTACTACGTATTATATTAAAACTATTAATAGTGACACTACCTTTACAGTATCCACAACTAGTGGAGGTGCTGCCGTATCTTTAAGTACTGCGTCCGCAGTCACCACCGCAATAGTACAAGCCCAAGTAAAAGTATCTAGCGCAGAGTTAGTAATTGAAATAAGAGATAATGGAGTACCGATCTATACAGATGCAAGCGTATACACACTTGCAGGAGTGCCGAGACCAAACGGTGCCGTTATTAATTATGATACTGGTAAGTTTAAACTAACTAAACCACCAAGTGGAACTGTAACTGCTAGCATACAAGGTGCAAAAAGGTCTATAAATTTAAGTACTGGAAATTTAGTAGAAGGTACTTATGTTAATAATATAGCTAATATAATTGCATTAATAGTTACGCAGTACGGACTAGCATCTGTAAGACTATCAGGATCAGACATTGATTTAGCTAATTTTAGCACTTTTGCAGCCAATAATACCCAACCTATAGGTATTGCTATTAGTGACAGAACTAATACACTTCAGGCATGTAAATTTATTGCAGATAGTGCCGATGCCAGTTTATTTATGAACCGTACAGGACTACTACAGCTATTACAACTTGGTGTTCCTACTGCAGATACAAAAGTAAATATTACTGATAATGATATATTACACCACTCGTTACAAATATCTAGTAAAACTAATGTTATAGCAGCTACTAAGGTAGCTTATTGCAAGAATTATACCCCACAAACAACTTTAGCATCAACACTGCCTGCTAATCATAACAGAATATTTCAAGAGCCCTGGCTTTCCATTACTGTTGTGGATTCAACTGTGCAATCTGATTACAAATTAGATTCTACACCACTGCAATTAGAAACTGCTCTAATCAAAGGAATAGATTCCGCAGAGTTAGCCCAGTCTATTAATGATTATTGGAAAGTACCTAAAATTGTTTACAGTTTTACAGGTACTAGCAAACTATTATCCCTTAAACTAGGTCAAGCTGTAAATATTACGCATAATAGATTTGGTTTAACTTCTGGTAAAGATGGTCAAGTTATATCTTTAAGCCCTAATTGGGTAACCGGAACTATTTCTGTAGAGGTAATAATTTAATGTCAACTTTATTAAATGATAATGACTTAGCTCTACAAGGAGCACCTTATAGAGACAAGACCAGCTTAGTAAGTGTAACTGCAAGTGATACAAACTTTATTACTGTAAAAAACGGCGGAGCAACTACTCCTAGTAGTATAACTCTAACAGCTACACCTAATATTGTTTTTACTGCTGCTGCAACATTTAGTTGGAGCTATGCTTTAAATACTGCCCCTACTACTTTTAAGGCTTTTGATGGGGCACTAATACAAGGAACCACTACATTTTCAGGAGCTGGAACAAGTATTACTAGAGCAGGAACCTATACTAATTTAGTTCCTTTAACTACAAGCGGTACAGGAACCGGAGCAAAATTTGTAATTACAAAACTAAATACAAATAGCACATATGCGGGAAATATTAGTGTAACAGTGGTTAATCCTGGAGTAGGTTATAAAACTGGAGATACGATTACTATATCTGGCGGTTTTCTTGGTGGAGCGCTAACTACTAATAACTTAATTCTAACTATTGGTGGATCAGTTAGTACAGTAACTGATAGTAATACTAAGTCTATAACTGCAGCAACAGTTAATTCCATAGTTGGAGAAACAAAAGCTACTTCTATACAATTTAAATGTGCTGTAAGTGAAAATTTTATTGAGACCGCATATGGTTACGCTTTAGTAACATATAGTCTTGAACAGGCTAATGCAGATTCTATAAGTGTTGAACTTACTAGAACCAATGCTGCAGTAAATACTAATACTGCAGGAATACCAAATAATTTTAATGATACTGGAACCACAATTACAGTTTTAAGATCTGGTACACAACTAGCTTATAGTGCATCAGGTGGAAATTTAGTTGGAATATCTACACCTAATAGTTTTAGTGTTGAAATTGTTACAGATACTAGTATAGATGCAAGTGTTCCAGACAGAACAGTAGGATCAACTTCTTTTACTTTAAACTCATGGAGTTTAGCCGGCATAACAGCACTAACAGCAGATTCAGCAACAGTAACATTTCTAGTTACTGTATACGATGCTTCTGGATTTAAAACTCAAGGCACTTATAAAACCCTTACTTTAACAAAAGTAGCAAGTGGAGTAGACGGAGAGCCTGCGCTGGTTTATTTTATAGATTTAAGTGCTCCAGTAATAACTAAAAGTACAGCTAGTAAATTTATAACTGGTGTACATGAACAGATAAAAGTATATGGCAAAAAGACAGTAGGTAGTGGTACTTATGTTACATATGGATTTTTAACAGTAACAGGTGATCTAGAAACAGAAGCTACTACAGCTTTTGCAGCTTCTGTTAATGGATATACTACAAATATAGCTAATACTTCACAAAATGAACTATATACAATTAAATTATATGATAGGGCAGATAGAACCAATGCACAAGCAATATTACTAGACACTCAAAAAGTACCTGTAGTATTTAATGGATCTAATGCTATCACTGCTACAATTAGTAATGATTCAGCACCAGTTTCTGTAAACTTTTCAGGTACTGTGTTATCTGGAGGATATATTGGAACGGGTACACCAATACGAGTATATGAAGGGGCAGAAGAATTAACTTATAATACTGTAGGCACTACTAGAGGGACCTATACTGTAACTGCGCAGTCTTCAGGAGTTATTCCTGGTACTATAAGTAGAGTTACTGGTGGATTATATGCCATAACAGGAAATGTATCCTCTTTAGCTGTAGATCAGGCAACTATTACGTTTAATATAACTGGTACAAGTAAAACCGGTGCAGCTTTTAGTATTTCTAAAATACAAAGTATTTATAAATCATATCCAGGCTCAGACTCTACATTTAACTACTTAGATTTATCAACACGTGTAATAACTAAAAATGCGGATAAAGCTACGACAGATGGCGCACATAGTACAGTAGTAGTTACTGGTAAACAGACAGTAGGCAACGCAACACCAACTATTACAGGATTTGTAACATTTAGTGCAACTTTGATTGTACTAAATGTAAATTCTAACTCAATATTTTTAAGTGGTACTAGTACTCTAACAGTTAATGCTTCCGTGATATTTTCTGGTATAGGATTACCAGCGCAAATAACAGTTGGTAATACGTATTATGTTAAATCAATAAATAGCACAGATAAATCAATTACATTATCTACTACACTTGGTGGAGCAACTTTAAACTTAACTAATACAGGTAACTTAACAACAGCTTATATACAATCAGAAGCAAGTTTAGCTACTGCTAATAGTATAATAGGTACAATACCTAATGACGCAGGGGCCTACTCATACTCAGCCAGACTGTATAATACAGCTAACAAAACTCTTCAATTAGATTATGAAGAATTACCTATTGTATTTAAGGGATCTAATTCAATAGTAATGAATATTACTAATGATTCTGCACAAATATCTTGTAATTATCTAGGAGTACCTAACAGTGGCGGGTATGCTAATACAGGTAGTATAATACAAGTATTTGATGGAGCAAATGAATTAGTATACAATGGAGTAGGTACTTCAGATGGTACATACACAGTTACAGCAACTGGAATAAGTATTACACCAGGTACCATAGTAGCTAGCGGTGTATCAGCATCTGCACAAATAGCCAGCAATATAACTAATGATTTAGCTAGTATCACTTTTACAGTTACTGGTAAATCCCTGAGTGGTGGCAATATTAGTATATCTAAAATTCAAACTATAACTAAGCAAATAAACGGTAAAAACGGAGATAATGGTACAACATTTAAGACTGCTATAATTCAAGCCTCTGGCTGGAGCAATAGTAGTACACCTCCAGCATTAACAGGAACTTTTAACTATAATTGGTCTACAGGAGTTCTTACACCAGGTACAGGAATGTCTACTATATATCCACCAGGATATTATGCTGATGCTCCTGCAGCCACTGGAAATGGGCAAACTTTACATAGTGTAACAGTTACTATATCGGCACCTAGTACTGATACTGTTACAAATGATATTCCGTGGGCTACAGGAAAAACTAATAGAATCGGATATAGGGTAGATGGTAGTATAGGTTCAGTAGGAGACTCCGCTAGAACAGCTTATATTGTGACTACTTCTCCAGTTCCGCCTAGTACTCCTACAGCTGGCTCAGGAGATGTAGTACCAACTTCAGCCGATGGTACCTGGTCTTTTAATGCTACCAGTGTATTAAGTAGTGGTCAATTTATGTATCAATGTGATGGTACATATAAACCATTACCTGCTCCTGGAGTAACTACTTGGAGAGCACCTTATTTAAGTAACTTAAAAGTAGGTAATCTATCAGCACTCAGTGCTGATCTTGGTTATATTACTGCAGGAGCTTTAAATATTGGTAGTGGAAAATTTACTGTAGATAATAGTGGTAATGTAAAGATTAAAGGTCTAGGCACTGCTAGAATGGAGATTTCCAACGATAATATAAAAGTTTTTGACACTTCAGGAGCTTTAAGAGTTCAACTAGGGAATCTTGATACGTAATTAAAGGAATAGTATGGCGTATGGATTAGCATTTTTTAAAGGTAGTACTACAGGGTTAGACGATTGGATAGCATCTCAAAATGCCGTTAACCCTTCCCTAGCAACTCAAAATACTAATAATCAAATTGCGGATAATACAGGAATATCTGCAACTAGAGCGCAAGTAGTAAATGCTTTCCAATCCAGTACTATTACTCCACTATTGCCCCTTAATTCAGAAATACGAGGCTGGATGATTAGTGGTTTAAGTACGTTTACTACATACTACACTGATCTATATAATAATAACACTACCCACCGTGATAAAGTTATCGCAGATAGAGCATTTCAAACAACAATTATTTCTCCATTAACCTTAAAACAAGAAGCTAATCAAAATGGAACACCATCACAGTCTACGCAAGATACATCGGGAAGAAATAAAACCACATTCTTATTAGGAATAGATAATGGTACTATAACTGAAGATGTTACTGGAAATACAGCAATTCTGTGTGTAAACCCATTACCTAGAGACGAAGCTTTTTATGCAATTTTTCCTAGAACTAAATATCTTGGTACAGTAGCTTATAACGGAACTACTTCATATACTCAAATATGGGGTGGTGACTTTATAATTCCTAAAAATACCAACTGGTGTGCGGAAGCCTGGATTTATCCGGCTAGATTTGGCGGAGGTATTATAGGCTCAGGAGATTACGGATCCGGATCATGGCAAGTAGTACAAAACCCTACTAGTGGGATCATACAGTTAATTGCAGAAACCATTACCGAAACTACTAGAACATTTGTTACACATTACTGGTCTGGATACTCTCTTCGAGTTAATGGAACATTTCCACCAACAGGAATGGTTGTAGGTACTAAAATTACTCCTCCAGCAGCTTATGGAGCAGTTGGCGATATGGTTGTAACTTCTTTAGATTATGGAAATCAAATTATAAATGTGACTCCTCGCTTTATGGGAGGAGACCTAGATGAAGACGGTAATCCTAATGGATTTAAAGCAACATATGTTAGTACTTATGATGATGATGGCAATGTTCTTTCAACTACCTATCCAACAGAATTTAATTTCACATATGTAACTGAACAAGCCTCAACTAGTTTTACAGACTCAGGAACTACCACTGCACCTGTATATACATGGACTCATGTTGCCGTTAGTTTAACTGGTACTACATTACGATTATTTATAGATGGAACAGAGAGAGGTACAAGAACTATCTCTCCTACTATATTTAAACCAAATTATATAGATCAATCGTATTATTTGGGAGTACATGAAAGAAGTACTTCAGCCCTTTATTTTCAAGGATATATCTCTAGCCCAAGACTAGTAAATGGAAAATCTATTTATACAAGTAATTTTACACCTAGTACTACAGCGCCAAGAGCTAGTAGAGCAAGTGTAATAGCTGCCTTCTCTAAAAATTTATCTGGACCAGTAGAGCCATCAGAACGCGATATTCAATATTGGATGTTTAAAGGTTTTGATGCTAATAGTACTCTACAATTCAGTACTACTGATATAACTTGGAATCAAGTAGATAATTTTTATAAATTAGCAAATACTAACGTATCAAAAACTTATGCCTCATGTGTAAACAAAGAAATGTTAGTTACTCAAATATTAGTTGGTACTCCAGATTTTAATAAACCTTATTATGCAAATACAATAACCACCACTAGTTCTAGTGGTTCTGTAAACTTAACAGGTGCAAATGTGGATGCCTATATAACGGTAATGATGCGATGACAACCTATGGATTTCTAGCCACTAATGGCAATAGTCAAGTACTAATATCAAGTAAAACTAAAAATTTACACTTTCTTGGTAAGGCAACATACTATCAAACTTTACAAAGTACAAATAGTTATGGAGGTATTAGACGCTGGAGTTATAGAATAGTTTCTATAACAACACCTATTCCTTTTTTTACTACACCTACTTCAGAAAGTTATGCAATTTTACGTATAACTATAGTGGCTGCAGATACTTGGGAGATAGAGATAATTAAATCTGGTAGTAGTGATGTAAAGCCAGAAGTCTATGTATTTACAGAAGCTAACGGTCAAATTAAGCCTATAAATTCTTGGGGTATGAGAGTATTAAATGAAACATCTGGCGTAACTTACGATTCTAGACTAAGACCTTTAATTGTAAGAGCAGGAGGATCAGTAACTCAACCATATGATCCAATTACGAGCATACCACCACCAAATGCATTAGATGCATCGGAGTGCAAAACTGATGCTAGTCCTTACCTTATACCAAACGCTACTACTAGCTCAACTGTAAGTGGAGTATCGTCTTTAGTAAAACCTATAGTAAATTATCAATCAGTATCTCAAGCTCAAAAACAGTTCACAATAACTATGGTTTCAAAAACTGGATTCTTTGTTAAACAAACGTATGTTAGAACTAGCAATTACTGGGTATTTTGCAGAGGTGGAATATCTATATCACCTTCTGGTTCTACTCTTAATATAACTAATGGTTGGATTGCCGTAGATTACTCATGTAATTGGACCTATAAAAAAGAAAGTACGTTTTTAGGTATTGGGGTAGGTGGAAATAGTAGAACAGGTGGCACATGGCCTTTTGAAAATTCTTCAATAAATATGAATCCAGTATCTTTTATAGTTTCTGATGGCGAATTATATGATTAAACCTTTTAATATTTTAACAACCAAAGATGAACCAAACTTTGGAACTCTAGTACATTATAATATATCAGTTAGATCTTATGTAGAAAATAGAGAATATAAAGGACCATTAACCAATATAGCAGTTTCCAGTGTATTAGTTCCATACGATGAAGATATAGATACATACTTACTTAATTATTTAATACGATGTGGATGGATTAAGTCATGAATTATTTATCAGTAGAAACTTCAGAAGGTTTAGTAAAGTATTACTTAACCGGTACACAAAGATTTAAAGAAATAGCACTAATAGTAGAATCTAAGTATAGTAATTTAGATTCTACTAAATGGGAACTAGTTAGTGAACCAATGTACAATAGCATTTTAGATGATGAAGTAGTATCGGCTATATACAAAGTACCTAGCCCATATTTAGACCATCTAGACCCTATTAAAGTAAGTCGAAAATATTTATTAAATAAGTTACATATTTATGAAAAAGTATATACACTTTTAACCGATATGACTTCTGAATTTGAGTTACCAAATAATTCTAAAGCATTAGCTAAAGGATATTTACTAAATATATACGGGCAGCCAGGTGATGAAGATTATTCTAACTATATAGATATATACTTTTCATGTACAGATCACGCAAGTGTAGAAGCCTTCACAGAAAAAACTTTAGCAGTTGGTATATATTCAAACTATTACTGCATAACTTTCAATAACACTACTAAACAGTGGTTGAAAATAAAGAATTATTGTTATGATAAACAAAATAGTTTATCAAACTGGAATGAGTATTGGACTGCTGAATGTAACGATAGAAATATAGAAATTTCTACATAGCTTTCCTAAAATTTATAGAGGAATAAAATGGCATCGAATAATCTTAGAATAGTCTACAATAACATTGTAGATCTATCTACAACCGTTATAACGGCATCTAGCACTGCATCAGGTACTGCTACCCCTGTAAGTAATTTAAAGTTAGATTCTAAATCTCAGGTATGGAGATCCGCCTCTACTGGAACACCAAATGGCACAGGTTTATACACTACAAGAGCAAATATAGTGCTAACATTTAGTAGTGCTATTATTGGTGGAGTAATGCTGCCTTTTTGTAACCTTTCTTCAGCTGCAAAAATAAGAGTACGTGGATATACTGGCACAGCCCCAACAACTGGAGCAGCTACAAATTCTCCAACTGCTTCAACTACTGGAACTTTAGTACACGACAGTACAAAAATATTTTCATGCCCCTACCAAACGTTTGGTTTATGGAATTGGGGTAGTTTACCATTAGGGGTAAACAGTTACTCATATGGTGGTGGTACTTATGGCAGAGTATGGATGCCTGCACAACTAGCATGTACTAGTTTATTAATTGAGATAGAGGATACTGAGTGCAGTAATCCCTATATAGAAGTATCAAGAATTATTACCGGATCTTATTGGTCTCCAAAATATAATACTTCTTTTGGACTATCCACAGGTAGTCAAGATTTGAGTCAGCACCAACGTAGTGAATCAGGCGACCTAATCACAAATAGAGGTATTAGATATCGTAGCATGCGATTTGACTTAACCTGGTTACCTCCAGAAGATAGGTTAGAATTTACAAGAATATTAAGAGGTAATGGTTTACCAAGACCTTTATTTATAAGTTTATTTCCTAATAATTCAGACGATTACGAAAAAGAACAATCACATCAGATTTACGGAAAATTATCGCAGCTTTCTGATATAACACACCCTATTTTTGAAATCTACAGTACTAGTATTGACATAGAGGAGATTTAAATGGCAACTCAGGCTTTTTATGTTGGCCAAAACGATTATTTAAGCGCTCTTAATGTTCTATACACTAGTACAGTTACAGGTGGTAGAGCATTATTTAGTGTTGGCGCAAATTCTCCAACTACTTCTCCCACTGGAGGATTAAGTTACAACAGTACTACAGGTGTATTTACTTTTACACCTGCAACTCCAGAAATACCAACTATAGTTGGTCAAGCTAATAAGTACCTAACTACAAATGGATCAGTAATAAGTTGGGCAACCATTACCCCCACACCGCAAAGTAACTGGACCGCTACTTTAGCGTCAGCAGGTGCTATTCTTAATAAACCTACTTTTGCAACTGTAGCTACGTCAGGTAGTTATTCAGATTTAACAGGTAAACCAACAGTAACTACAGCTGCAGCCAGTGGTGGCGGTGCTTTAACTATTGTTGGTAATAATTTTCAATTCACTCCTGCAGCAGTACCTACATATACTATAAGCACAGTTACACCTAGTGGAAGTGGTAGTTTAAGTTTAACAGGAACTACGTTTACATTTACTCCTCCAGTTATACCAGTTGCATATAGTCTACCAACAGCAAATACTAGTGTATTAGGTGGTGTAAAAGTAGACGGCACAACTATTACAATTAGTGCTAGTGGTGTAATTTCAGGATTTAATGGCAGCTACAATAGTTTAACAAACCAACCTACAATACCAGCAGCTCAAGTTCCCGCAGATTGGAACGCAACTAGCGGATATGCACAAATATTAAATAAACCAACAATACCTAGTATTGCTGGTTTAGCTACCTTACTTAATCCTGTTTTTACTGGTACACCAACTGCACCTACTGCTACTCTTGGAACTAACAGTACACAGATAGCTACAACAGGATTTGTAAAATTAAGTATAGATGCACTAACTTCAAGTGCATCAGCAGCTTTAGATACTTTAACTGAATTAGCGGCAGCATTAGGTAATGATCCTAATTTTGCTACTACAATTACTAATCAATTAGCTTTAAAAGCCCCTCTTGCAAGCCCACAGTTTACTGGTACTCCTAATTTTTCTGGAACGTCTTCAGTAACTGGATTAACCAAGGCAATGGTTGGACTAGGTAATGTTACTAACGAGAGTAAAACTACATTATTTAGTAGTCCTACATTTACCGGTACTACAACAGTAAGTGGACATATATTACCTAGTTTAAATATTAGTTATGATCTTGGATCACCAACAAATAAATTTAGATCTCTTTACTTAAGCAATACTACAATTTATTTAGATGGTTATTCTGTAAGTGTATCTGCTACAGGTTCTTTAACTATTATAGATACTACTGTTGCAAATCCAGTACCTGTAGAAGTAGCAAGCGTTGCCGGTGTAGTTGCAGCAATATCCACTAGCGTTGGTAATGTTACCAACGAGAGCAAAGCTACTATGTTTGCTAATCCTACATTTACTGGTACAGTAAGTGGTGTTACACAAGCAATGGTTGGGTTAGGTAATGTTACTAATGAGAGCAAAGCTACTATGTTTAGTAGCCCAACATTTACTGGTACGGTAAGTGGTATTACTTCTGCTATGGTTGGCTTAGGTAACGTTACTAATGAGAGTAAGGTTACTATGTTTAGTAATCCAACTTTCTCAGGAACAGTAAGTGGTATTACCTCTGCTATGGTAGGATTAGGTAATGTTGATAATACATCAGATGTAAATAAACCAATATCTACAGCAGTACAAGCAGCTTTAACAAATATTACGAATAGCATTGGCAGCATAGATATAGTAGGACTATCAAATTTAGTATCTACTAAAGCACCAATAGCCAGTCCTACATTTACAGGTACAGTAGGTGGTATAACTAAGGCAATGGTTGGATTAGGTAATGTTGATGATACATCTGACCTAAATAAACCAATTTCTACAGCAACGCAAGCAGCTATAGATGCAGAAATTGCTAGAGCACAAGCCGCTGAGTCAGGATTTGCTAGTAAAGATAACCCAACATTTACTGGTACAATAGCCGGCATTACTAAAGCAATGGTAGGGTTAGGTAACGTCGATAATACATCAGATGCAAATAAGCCTATATCCTCAGCCACTCAATCGGCTTTAACTACTGAACAACAAAGAGCACAAGCTGCTGAAGCATTACTAGCACCTTTAGCAAATCCAACATTTACTGGTACAGTAGCTGGCATTACTAAAGCAATGGTTGGGCTAGGTAATGTAGATAATACTTCAGACGCAAATAAACCAGTATCCACAGCAACAGCAACAGCAATAACCATAGAGAGCATAAGAGCACAAGCAGCTGAAGCGTTACTAGCACCATTAGCAAGCCCTACTTTTACTGGTACAGTAAGTGGAATTACTTCTGCAATGGTTGGTTTAGGTAATGTTACTAATGAGAGTAAAGCTACTATGTTTAGTAGCCCAACATTTACTGGTACGGTAAGTGGTATTACTTCTGCTATGGTTGGTTTAGGTAATGTTACTAATGAGAGTAAGGCTACTATGTTTACTAGTCCTGTATTTACAGGAACAGTAAGCGGCATAACTTCTGCTATGGTGGGTCTTGACCAATTAGATAATACCTCAGATTTAGATAAGCCCGTATCAGTAGCTACACAGGCAGCCATTGCAGTCGAGACAAATAGAGCCCTGGCAGCAGAAGCTTTATTGGCACCTATATCTACTACTTATACTAAAACTGAAGTAGACTTAATGGTTAGTCAAGTTAGTTTACTAACTCCTGGTTTAGTAGCTAGTATTACGCAATTAACCGGATATTTAAACGACAATTCAATATCTATTGGTGATATTGTAACTAGTTTAAATACTAAAGCACCGATAGCAAATCCAACATTTACTGGCACAGTAAGTGGTATAACTAAAGCCATGATAGGGTTGTCAAATGTTGATAATACATCTGACCTAAATAAACCAATATCAGTAGCCACACAAACAGCCATAGATGCAGAAATTGCTAGAGCCCAAACCGTAGAAGCATTACTAGCTACTAAAGCCAACCCTACTTTTACTGGTACAATAACTGGTATCACTAAGGCCACAGTAGGTTTATCAGAAGTTGATAATACTTCAGATTTAAATAAACCAGTATCTACTGCCACGGCAGCAGCAATTGAAGCAGAGAGACAAAGAGCTATAGCAGCAGAAGCAGGTTTTGTAAGCAAGGATAATCCAGTATTTACTGGAACAGCTTCAGGCCTAAATAAAACCACTATAGGTTTAGGTAATGTTGATAATACATCAGACTTAGATAAGCCTGTATCAACAGCAGTTGCAAGTGCCATAGCTGTAGAAACTACAAGAGCTCAAACCGCTGAAAATTTATTAGCACCCAAAGCCACTACTTATACTAAATCAGAAGTAGATGCAAAAATTGTAGAAATTGGAGCTGTTCCTACAGGATTAGTAGATACACTTGCTGGTCTAGCGCCTAAAATTTCACCTATATTAACAGGAATTCCATCTGCACCAACTGCAAGTCTAGTTACTAATTTAGACGTAGAAAATTTTACAGTTGTTGCAGGTATAGCCACAGTAAATTATGCTAGTTTAATTATAGCTCCTTTTACTGTAGGTTCTAGTATAACTCTTACTGGATTTATTCCTGCTCAAACAAGTAGTCCAGCCAATAACGTAAATGGAACATTTACGGTATTAAGTTGTACACCGACATCTTTAACTTTTGCTTTAACAGGAACTTATACTAATACAACTTTAGGTGGAGTTAGTGGTATAAATCGTTCAAATCAAATAGCAAATTTAGCATACGTAAGTGCAAAAATTGATGCTGTACTTAATTCTGGTCCTGGCGCTTTAGACACTCTAAATGAATTAGCAGCAGCCTTAGGAAATGATGCAAATTTTTCTACTACAGTACTTAATTCACTAGCTTTAAAAGCACCTTTAGCAAATCCAACATTTACTGGTACAGTAGCTGGCATTACTAAAGCAATGGTTGGTTTAGGAAATGTAGATAATACTTCAGACGCAAATAAACCAGTATCTACAGCAACTGCAGCAGCTATAGCTGCTGTAACAAGTTCAGCTTCGTTATCAGGGGCAGTTGATTTTTCAAATGCTACTTCAATAACTGGACTAACTAAAACTTCAGTAGGTCTAGGAAATGTTGATAATACTTCAGATGCAAATAAACCAGTATCTACAGCACAACAAACAGCATTAAACTTAAAAGCTAACATAGAATCCCCAACTTTTACTGGTACAGTAGGTGGAATTACATCCACAATGGTTGGGTTAGGTAATGTAGAAAACTTAAGTAGAGCTTCTTTATTTAGTAGCCCTACAGTTACTGGAGTTCTTACAGTTTCAGGAACAACATCTGGATCAGTTAGAATTCAAGCTCAACCAGATGCTGGTACAGCAATTTATACCTTACCAGCAACAGCTCCATCAACAGATGGATATGTACTAAGTAGTAATACTTCAGGACTATTAAGCTGGGTAGTACCTAGTTCAGGAGCTTCAGGTGCTCAAGGTGTCGCAGGTGGTCCGGGCTATCAAGGTGCAACAGGTCTTCAAGGTGCCACAGGTGCTGGATATCCTGGTGCCTCAGGCAGTCAAGGTGGTCAAGGTTATGATGGAGCTACTGGAATTCAAGGTCCACAAGGTCAGCAAGGTGCTACAGGCTTAGGAGCCACAGGTGCTCAAGGTTTAACAGGAGCAACAGGTACTCAAGGTATTCAAGGAGCTACTGGTGTAGGTTTCCAAGGTGAAGCAGGCGGACCTGGTTACGACGGAGCTACAGGTGCCAGTGGTGCTACAGGATATCAAGGTGCCACAGGTGTTACCGGGTATCAAGGTGCCACAGGTGCTGGATATCCAGGTGCTTCTGGCAGTCAAGGTGGCCAAGGATATGATGGAGCAACAGGTGCTTCTGGACTTCAAGGTGCTACTGGAGTAGGTTACTCAGGAGCTTCAGGTGGTCAGGGTTATGATGGGGCAACAGGCTTAACAGGAGCTACAGGATTAGCAGGAGCTACTGGAGTAGGTGCTGCAGGTGGTCCAGGTTATCAAGGTGCTACAGGTATTACTGGAGCAGAAGGTGCTACAGGAGCTTCAGGACTTACTGGATATAACGGAGCAACAGGATTATCAGGTACTACAGGTGTAACAGGTTATACAGGTAGTACAGGGGTTCAAGGAACTCAAGGCGATGTTGGAGCAACTGGATACGGGTATCAAGGTGCTACTGGTATAGATGGAGTTCAAGGTGCAACAGGATTTATTGGAGCAACAGGACAAGGTGCTTCAGGTGGATTAGGTTATGACGGTGCCACAGGTGCCTCTGGTATTACAGGATTCACAGGTAGCACAGGTGCCTCAGGTATTCAAGGCCAAATCGGAGCTACAGGTAGTTCAGGAGTAACAGGATTTACAGGTGCTACAGGAGCTTCAGGAGTAACAGGATTTACAGGAGCCACAGGTAGTTCAGGTGTAATAGGTTATCAAGGAGCAACTGGATTAGGTGCTACAGGTGGACTAGGTTACGATGGTGCCACAGGTGCTAGTGGTGTTACTGGATTCACAGGTGCAACAGGTAGTTCAGGTGTTACAGGATTCACAGGTAGCACAGGTGCTAGTGGTGTTACAGGATTCACAGGTGCAACAGGTAGTTCAGGACTCCCAGGAGCCACAGGACTACAAGGAGCCACCGGCACGGGTGCTACTGGATTTACGGGTGCCACAGGCAGTTCAGGAGTTACTGGATTTACAGGTGCTACAGGACTTCAAGGTAGTACAGGTGCAGGAGCTACTGGTGCTTCAGGTGCCACAGGATTTTCAGGTGCCACAGGCGCATCAGGAATTGCTGGACTATCAGGTAGCACAGGACTCCAAGGAGCAACAGGATTAGGTTCAACTGGTGGTATAGGTGCTACAGGTAGCTCAGGAGTTACCGGATTTAGTGGAGCAACTGGATTAAGTGGAGCTACAGGATCAGGTGCAACAGGTGCATCAGGAATTGCTGGTTTAACAGGTAGTACAGGTGCTTCTGGATTAAGTGGTGCAACAGGATATAGTGGAGCAACAGGATCAGGAGCAACAGGTTCTAGTGGAGCTACAGGCTATCAAGGTAGTTCGGGTGCCACAGGATACCAAGGTGCTACAGGTGTTACAGGTTATCAAGGTGCTACAGGTTCAGGTGCAACAGGGGCTTCAGGAGCCACAGGATTCCCAGGTGCTACAGGAGCTACAGGTACAATAGGAGCTACAGGAGCCACAGGCTCAGGAGCTACAGGTGCTAGTGGTGCCACAGGATACGAAGGAGCATCAGGTGCTACAGGTTATCAAGGTGCTACAGGAGTAACAGGTTTCACAGGTGCTACAGGAGCAGGGGCTACAGGAGCTTCAGGTTTAACTGGGTATGATGGTGCTACAGGGGCCACAGGTATACAAGGATATAATGGAGCAACAGGATCAGGAGCAACAGGTGCTTCAGGTTCAAATGGTCCTACAGGTGCCACAGGTGCTACAGGTATTGGATACAACCCACTTAGTTCTACAAGTAGTTTAGGTATAAGTTCGGGTGCTAAAACATTCGTAGTTAATAGAGATGCTAGTCAGTCCGCTTTTGCAGTAGGACAATATATTAGAGCTAGCGATGTATCTGCTACTAATTACATGGAAGGTGTAATAACAAGCTACTCAGGTATTACCTTAGTAGTAAATATTGTACTAACTAGTGGTACTGGTACATTTGCTTTATGGACTATAAGTGCATCAGCTTTACCAGGTGCAACAGGTTCTGCTCAATTAATAGAATCTGCTACTGCTCCAGCAAATCCAACAGATGGATTAATGTGGTTAAGTACTAATACTGGTACTTTAAATATCTACTATGCTCCAGAGTCAGTTTGGTTAGCATACTCAGGTGGTGTACCTCCAACCCCAGCAACACTTAACAATGTTACTAATGAGAGTAAAGCTACAATGTTTAGTAGTCCTACCTTTACTGGTACAGTTACTTTACAAGCAACCTCAGAAACATATACTGCAGCTACTATAGTTTCACAAGCAGTAACTTTAAACTACAATGGAGGAGCAATATTCTCCCTACCAAGCTCAACAGCTAATATAACAGTTAACTTTGTTAATATTCCGGTAGGACAATATATAGCTACTGCAGTAAGTTTAATTATTACTCAAGGTTCTATAGCGTACATACCAAATAACTTAACACTTAATGGTACAGCACAAACAATATTATGGCAAAATCAAGTACCTCCGGTAGCTACACCATTTAAAACAGAGCTAGTAACTCTTGTATTTATAGGTACAGCAAGTAGTACTACTTGGACAGTATTAGGTAACTTAACAACTTATGGATAAAAATGCCTAGAATATCATCATTAATCACAAAGGGGTTTCGTACCCCTGATGTGGTACCAGGTTACTGGAGTATTCCTCAAGGTGCTCTTATAATGTATAATAGTGCCACAGATCCTGGTCTAACTGGTTGGACTAGGTATTCTGCAGCAGATGGAAAATTTATAAAAGGCACTGCTACTCAAGGAGAAATAGGCACAGTTACTGCAAATAATAACACTAGCTGGCAAAGTTCGGGATACTCATCTCTTACTGGTACTGGTGGTTCACACTCAGGACCAGGTGCAAACTATCAAGACTTTCCACCTGGAAGTACTTTTCCTCAAACTAATGTGGATACTTATCCTAATACTGCTGGTAGCCATCAACATACTGTAACTTTTTTTCCAGGAGCAGGAAGTGACTTAAACCCTGCTAGTACTGACTATATACTGTTAGAAGCTACTCAAGAGCAAAAAAAGTTACCAGTAAATACTGTAGTTGCTAAAAGTACACAACCTGTAAGTAGTACTCAAGAACTGTCTAGTACTACTTACAGGTACATTAGAGGAGGAGTCTCCTACACTAATACTGCAGCAACTAGTCGTACACTTAATGGAAGTAGTGATACTTTTGGTCCCCATAATCATGGTGTTAGTAATTATACTGGTCTTGTAAGTGGAGGTACTACAAATACTGCTTTAAGTCAGATTAAAAATAGTTTAACTGCTAACAGTCACTCACATAGTGTTACAGCAACAATAACAGGTCAAAGATTATCAGGAAAATTACTTAAGTTATGGAAATTAGCTAGTGAAGTAATACCAGATGATAATATAATTATTATGTATACAGGTAATATTAGTAGTTTACCTAGTTACTGGAAAGTATGCAACGGTACAAATGGAACACCAAATATGGTAAACTATTTTTTAGGCTATTCCACTATAGCAACTGCTCATGATACTACTACAAGTTATGTTGCATCAGTTTCTGTAGGTAGTTTAAGTACGGAATCCTGGTCACATAGTCACATTACTGCCAGTGTTGTATCAAGAATTGGTTATGGAGTTAATAATTTACATACCACTACTAATGCTTCTCACTCACATACTATAAGTACTAACCCTTCAGGTTCAAATGTATTTCAACCAGATGAAATAAAGTTATGTTTTATTCAACTTACAAAGACAATATATTAATATGGCACATGATTTTATAAATATAGATACCTACAATAATACAGCTGCATGCAGATTAAATAATAAAGAATTAGCATTTTCTAGTGCTACAGATTTTATTACTGCCCTAGGTTTTCCTTTTGAAATAGGCTTACTAAGTTGGGAACCTCAAAGGTGTCACTGGGTTGTAGAAAAACCTGGTACACCTCCTACTATTGAAGGTGGTAGTAATTTACCAGAAATAGTGTGGATTGATGATAATTTAGATCGTATACGTGCTTATTGCGCAGAAGTTATAGCACTACAACCGCAACCTAGAGAGGTAACTGTAGCAGATATTAGAAATAATAAGTTACAATTCACAGACTGGGTTTTACAGCGTCATCAAGAAGAACAGCTTTTAAACTTACCGCATAGTTTATCTGATCAAAAATTACAAGAATTTTTAATCTATAGACAGGCATTAAGAGATATGACAAAAACCTATAGTAGTTTAAGTACTGCTGTATGGCCTATTAACCCATTGGAGTAATGTATGCCAATTGTTTTTCCAGATAATCCTACACTTAATCAAGTTACGACAACAGGTGGACAAGCCTGGGCTTGGAACGGAGAAGCGTGGGTTAGTTCTGGCAGTTTAAGTATTTATTACTACTCACTACCAGACGCAAGCGCAACAACACTAGGCGGAGTTAGAGTAGGCTCAGGATTAGCATTTACATATACTAGTCCTTGGACAGCAACAATAACAGGCATGACGTCTACTACTGGACTAGCTGTTAATGATGTGATTACAGCCACTAATAATACAGGTAGTATAGGTGCTGGTGGTACTTATACTATAACAAGCATAGTTAGCCCAACCAGTATAACTTTTCAAGCTGCTGGAGGAACAACCCCACTAGCAGGCATAGTAACTGCAATAACTAGATCAGGCACTAATTTTGGTTCTGGCACTGTAGGTTCAATTACAGGTGCTAATGGTACTCTTAACGTTGTAGGTGGATCCGCAGGAGCTACAGGAGCTACAGGACCTTCAGGGGGTAATCAAGGAGCCACTGGAGTTCAAGGTGCTACTGGTCTTAATGGTACTAATGGACAACCAGGTGCTTCAGGTGCTACAGGTGCTACTGGAGTTCAAGGTGCTACAGGTGCAGGTGCTACAGGTGCCTCTGGTGCTACAGGTGCTAGTGGAGCTACAGGATATCAAGGAGCTACAGGAGCTTCAGGGCTTCAAGGTGCTACAGGATCAGGTGCTACAGGAGCAGGTGCTACAGGAGCTAGTGGAGCCACAGGTACAATAGGGGCTACAGGAGCTTCAGGATTTCAAGGAGCTTCAGGAGTTCAAGGAGTTACAGGATTTATTGGTGCTACAGGTGCTTCGGGACTTCAAGGTGCTACAGGTGCTGGATTTACTGGCTCTACAGGACCAACTGGTAATATTACAAAAAATTATTACTATTCAGGTACTTTAGCTATAAATACAGGTACTCTTCGTTTCTACTTAGCTAATGCTGCCACACTAACTAAAATAGTAACTAACTTACAAACTGCAGGGTCTACAGACTCTACTGTGGTGTTAAAAAAGAATGGAATAGCAGCACAAACTGTTTCCATAACTGCAAGCACTACTTCAGTTACTTCAAATGTTAACATAGCACTTGCAGCTAACGACTATTTAACAGTAGATATTACAGTGGCCGGAACTAGTGCTGCTAATCTCTACATGACCTTTGTTTACGGATAAAAATAATATGAACTATAAAGAAGTTATCCAATATTTAAACTTTCCTGATTACCAATATACTCGTCAGGATTGGGAATATATAATGTTATATATTAACACTCCTTGTTATAATATACAAGATCTTGCTAATTTAATTACTGATTACGGAGTAGGTATTGAAGAACTTAAATTAAATTTATTAAATATAAATCAAGCTGTAGTTATGTTTAAAAAAGGTGGATCTTTTAGAGAAGATTTTCCTGGACAAGTAACTATAGCAGAGTATAGTGAAGATACTCCATCACAGGAAAGTACGTAATATGTATATAAAATTAAGATTTACCACAGGTACTAATCCATATAATGCATTAAAAATATTGGATTGGTGTATTAATAACCGACCTGCAACCGGATCAAATATTGCTACTCAAATTACTACAGCAGGAAATGCTACTTTAGCAGGTTTAATAGATCAAACTAATACTCAAGTATGGAACGCAGGAACAGGTATAACAGCCCTTACTTCAAAAACTACTTCTAAGTTTACTAAAACAGCGGCTACATCACATACTTATCAGTTTTATGTCGAACAAGAGGCCTACGATAATGCAAATTATAAACATTTATTTAGAATAGCAGATACATCTTCAACTACGGCAACTGCCGTAACCTCCGCAGGTGATCACTTTGCTAGTATTACAGGTAGTATGATTTCAGGTATTACTAGTGAAGTATTTTCACAAAATAGCTATGGCACTGCTACTATAGGCGGTAGTGGTACTATAAGTGGAAATCTTTCAGCTGCACATCCAACTAATCAATTCTACTTTAATAGCACTAACTGGCTAGGTACTAATCTTACTGGTTTTACTATATTTATTACTGATAATTGCTTTGCATTATTTTTTACAGGTGCTGGTCAAAGTATTCCAAGTGGTGTACCTGCAGGTATCTTTGCTACTAATGGCTCTTATCTAAGAGGTATAAGTTTAGCAGCTCAATATACCCGAACAGATCCATGGAATACTTCAACTAGTGGTATACCTCCATGGGTATACGCAGGAGTTACCAATCTAAACTCAACAGGAAACGGATTTATGAATACTATTAGTAGATTTAATTCCGCACAAAATCTTGGATTTACTACAACTGCAGGTATGGCACATCTTTATGCAGATAGAGGTATTAATGCTGTACCTAGTAATGCTTTTTCAGTATTTCCCTTTGTTGAAAGAATTCCTGCCGCTTTAGGTATAGGAAATAGGTTTGATGATTCCTCAGGGTTAACCATTGCCGCCGGTCAGGTTGGCACCTCTCAAACTCTTACTACTCAACATGGTGCAGCATTAAGCACTGTTGCAGGTAGTCGTTTTATTTCCGCAGATTTAAAATCTACAAGCTATGCCCTATTACCAATGACATGGTCAAATAGACATCAAAACAATGGCGGTGGCAGTATAACTAATAGATCTGGAATCTATATTTTCAACGGAGACTACTTTCCAGGAGATACTTTAGTTTCTGGAACTAAAACCTATATTTTATGGCCCGGCAGTTTAGATCACGCAAATAGAATAGCTTTAGCTGTTCCAAGAGAGTAAAGATATGTATATAAAATTATTATTTACCGCCGATAAAGGTTTAGAACCCTTATTACGAATACTAGCCTATGTAATAAATACATCTAGTATTACCTCAGCAAGTACGCTTAATACTGCTCTAACTAATACAGGTATATTTGCTGCTGATATAGGTAACGGATTCGACTCAACTAATAGTCAAATAATTAGAACAGTTAATCTAAGTACAACTACAGCACATATTGCTAAAACAGCTCTAGCAAATACTATCTATTTTACTCTTCAACAAGCTGTTTACGATTCACCTACCACTTATTACTATACTCAACTTAGAATGACTGCAAGTAATAATACTACTGATTGTCTTCAAGGAAATGGTTTAACAGGTGGTACAATGGCAAGTTCACAACTTGCACAAACTCAAGCAGCAACATCAGCAACAGCTGGTGGCACTATATTAACTCTTACAAATACAAGCGTTGATTATGCTCTTGGTACAAATAGTCCTGCAGTTAGTAATTGGCGTGCTTTGCACTGTTATATAACAGATAAAACTTTTTGGTGGGCATTTTCTGGAGTAGGTGGTGCAACCGGAGTAGGCTGGAGTGGCACATATAATACTTCAAGTACACTTTCAGGTTCATTTGTTTCACAGTATACTCGTCAAGATCACTGGAATCTTGCTATAAATGATATTATTCCTGTTGCTGCTACTAGAATGACATCAAATTATAACGGACTATTTAACGCTGCCACAAGTTATGGAAATACAACAGCTTTAGTAGACGGATCAACCTCAACTTTCTATACTCAAATTCAGCCGTTAAAAGTATTTAACATGATTAATATTCCATGTACTAATACAACAGGTAATTTTACAAGAGACTTTCATAGAATAGTAAGTCATGATCTAGGAGGTCATAGAAATAGTAGTCATTATGCCCTTAGTGTAAGTCAAAGTACTACTACCACTAATCAAGAAGGACAACAATCAGCAGGTCCTGTGCTAACTACGACAGCTGGATTTAAACTTCCAAATGCTACTAATACTCAGGCTGTTTTTTCAATATTTCCACTAACTTGGTCAAATACTCAATACGGGGCATATGGTGGAGGTAACATAACTGAACAATCTGGGGTATGGATATTTTACGGAGATTATGCAGCAGGTGATGAATTTACTTATAATTCTAAAACTTATACTTTGTGGCCCTCTACTGTAAATCCAACAACTTCTAGACTTGGTTTTGCAATTCCAAAGGAGTAATTTAAATGGCTGTAATAACTACTTTTCAAGCCTATACTACTCCTACGAGTTCTGGAATACTGGCTACTCCTGTAACATTTAGTAGTAGGATACAGGATAATCCTTTTGGACAATACATAACTCCTACTGGCATATCTGGTATAACGGTAACTCCTATAATAAATGAGCAAATTAACTATAGAAGCTATAATTATGGGTTTATAGGTGGTTCTATAAGACTTACTCAAGGTCAAACAATCACAGATGTTACTAATACGTTAACTCTGGGAGCAGATAGTACTATTGAAATGTGGTTAGATGTAGATAAGTTGCCTTTAACTGGATTAACCCCTATACTTGCAAAACGAGATAATACAAGCACTAGTCCTCCTAATTGGTTATTTCTATACTTAGATACTAATGGATATCTAACGCTTCAAGTATCTTCTGCCTCAGTTGCAGGAGCTTGGGCTTTAACTCTTACAGGTACTAAACAGATTTCTGAAGGTAGATGGAATCATATTGCTATAGTCAGACAGTCTACAACAAATTGGACTGTGTATGTTAATGGCACATTCTATATGAGTGGTACAGTAAGTGGTGCTTTAAATAACTTAACCACTACTCTAGTACTTGGAGCAGCCGATAGTACTCGTACTGTTGCTGGTAGTTTTGGATTACTACAAGGATACGTAACTGGCTTTAGAATAAATACTACAACAGCTATATATCAAGCCGATTTTATACCTACAGTTATATCAAGTCCTCAACTTACACAAGCAGCCAATACTTACGGAACACCTAGTCAGGCAGTTGCATCAGGTACTGTGTTACTAGTAAATCCTGAACATGGCTCTACAACTTTTACTGATGTTTCAGGTACTTCTAGAACTTTTACGGGTGGTACGGTAAACTATGTGACCCCTATAGAAGGAACTGCAACAAGTTGGAATTTTTATACAAAGCCAACAAGTACAGGTATACCTGTTACTCCTATACAAGGATTTTCAACAGTAGTAAGCGGTGTTGGTCAAACTGTTACAGAACTATGGATCTAAATCAAATTCCCGTTCCTTATTTTTAGGGGGCGGGAATTTTTTTATCTTGACACTAATAGCCCGACGTGGTATAATAGAACAAAATTATAGAGGCGTGTAGAATTTACGCTTAAATTACATTAAAGGAAGCGCCAAAAATGGAACCAAATGATTTTAATACTGGTTCAGGCATACTTGTGGGTCTAGGATTTACTCTAATAAGTATCTCATTTGGCATACAACAACTGCTTAAAGCCTGGAGAAATAACGCAGCAGAGTCAGCCCTAGTAAAAATGATGCAAGAAGAGTTAGCTCGTATGAGTCAACAAAATACTGCTCT